TCGCGAAGTTACTACAATCGAAGTAAAAATTAAAATAATATCAAGGACTTAGCGTTTTTTCTACCCCACCACTTCCGGCGGCGTATATAGGGAAGGCCCCCCTTATGGGACCCACGGGTCCCCCCGGTGCAAAATTTTTGTGGTAGCTAGAACTAAAACAAGACCTTCAGGCTATTCACGTAGTACACTACACCTAAACAAGTTAACAAATATATCCCCAACCAAAAATTGCGTTGTGCTACGGAGTCTTGCGAAATTATAATAAAACAACTACAGTTACGTCATCGGCCACTAGCCTGCGACATGAGATGACACTAGAAATCACGCCAGAAACAGGGGTGCCACTAAACAAACGTGCACCAAAACTTGACCTGAAGGAGCGGGCAGCGGCCTGCGCCAAGACGGTTGCGCTCTTATCTGACCATGGTCTCGACGTAGAACTCACTGGCGAAGACAAAGAAGTGGCTGCGGCCCTCGCCACGGCATATGCTGCCGATCCAAACAACACCTCCAAGAAAGTCACCACCCAACGTGCCGCCCAGCTCACACCTGCGGTGCTGCGCGAGACAAATAACATTCTGTCGGAGTGGGGCCGGAGCGTCGTCGACTCGGCAGTAACAGTCAGACACCTCGTAACAAACAAACTCATTACCGAGACGGAGAACCCTGATCCACGGGTGCGTCTGAAGGCGCTAGAGCTGCTTGGTAAGATCAGTGATGTGGGGCTGTTTGCAGAGAAGAGTGAGGTGACAATCACCCACCAGACGACCGACGATCTAAAAGAGAAGCTGCGTAACAAGCTGAAACGGCTGACCGAGAGAAAGAGCGACTACATAGAAGATGCCGTGATTATAGATGGCGATACAATCGACGTCGATAAGGAGCTGGGGTTCAGCGATGAATAAGATGGTGGATATAGGCGACGAAGAAATAGAGGCGCTGTTGGAGCGCCTAGACGACCTGTCCCCAGAGGAGTTAGCCGAGATTGACCAGATGGTCGACGAGCTAGCGAGCCGGAAAACAAATCAGGCTGCGTATGATGACCTGCTGGCCTTCTGCAAGAAGATGCAGCCGGATTATATTGTGGGGCGGCACCACCGCATCCTTGCGAATATGCTCATGGCGATCGAGCGTGGGGATAAGGACCGCATCTGTGTGAACATGCCACCACGTCACGGCAAATCGCAGCTCGTGTCTATATTCTACCCTGCGTGGTTCCTTGGCCGGAACCCAGATAAGAAGGTGATGATGGTGTCCCACACCACGGACCTCGCGGTGGATTTTGGTCGGAAGGTGCGTAACCTCATTGCGACCGACGAGTATAAGGCCGTATTTCCCACAGTTAGCCTAGCGATCGACAGTAAGTCGGCTGGGCGCTGGAACACGAATATGAAAGGCGAGTATTTCGCCTGTGGCATTGGCTCGTCAATCGCGGGTCGTGGTGCTGACTTGCTGCTGGTGGACGACCCACACTCGGAACAGGACGTGCTGAGTGGCAACTTCGATGTGTTCGATAAGGCATACGAGTGGTTCACATTCGGTGCGCGTACGCGTTTGATGCCCGGCGGGCGGGTGGCTATCGTGCAGACCAGATGGCACCTTGATGACCTGACGGGGCGCGTGACACGCGACATGGCCCAGAACGAGCAGGCCGACCAGTACGAGGTGGTGGAGTTTCCAGCGATACTGGAGACAAAAAATAAGAAGACAAAGAAGATAACGCCCAAGCCGCTGTGGCCAGAGTTCTTCGATATGGATGCACTGCTGCGCACAAAAGCGTCGATGCCGGTGTTCCAGTGGAATGCGCAGTATCAGCAGCAGCCCACCGCCGAGGAAGCCGCCCTAGTAAAACGCGAATGGTGGCAAAGGTGGAAAGGGGAGTCGCCACCTTACTGTGAATATGTTATCATGTCCTTGGACGCAGCCGCTGAAAAGCACAACAGGGCTGACTTCACTGCGCTCACTACATGGGGTGTTTTCCTAAACGAACACACCAGTGCTTATAACATTATATTGTTAAACAGCATAAAAGAGCGTATGGAGTTCCCTGAGCTTAAACGGCTTGCGATGGAACAATATGATGAGTGGGAACCAGATTCATTCATCGTGGAAAAGAAGAGCGCGGGTACCGCTCTGTATCAGGAGATGCGCCGTATGGGACTACCAGTCTCAGAATATACGCCGCACAGGGGGTCGGGGGACAAGCTGGCCCGCCTGAACTCGGTTGCTGACATCGTAGCGTCCGAACTCGTCTGGATGCCCGAGACCCGTTGGGCAGAAGAAGTAATCGAAGAGATCGCAGGGTTTCCCTTCATGTCGCATGACGACTTGGTGGACTCTACGGTTATGGCACTCATGCGGTTCCGCCAAGGTGGGTTTATCCGTCTCCCGACGGACGAGCCAGAGGAGCAGCGCTACTTCAAACAACGCCGCGGCGGCTACTATTGAGAGGTTAGGTTATGGCTATCGAAAAAGGACTTTATGCAGCTCCAGAGGGTCTAGACGACACAATGGAAGATATGATGGAGATTGACGGCGAGGAGCTGGACATCGAGATCATCGACCCAGAAGCGGTTATCTTGGATGACGGCAGCATGGAGATCACACTGATCCCAGAGCTAGAGGTCGCTGATCTGGCCGATTTCGATGTGAATCTGGCGGATATTCTGGAGGAAGGTGACCTGCGAGGGATCGCAGACGACATGATGGGGCTGGTGGAAGCCGACATCGAGAGCCGGAAAGAGTGGGCAGAAGCCTACGTCAAGGGCCTAGACGTGCTGGGATTCAAGATGGAGGAGCGCACGGAGCCGTGGGAGGGCGCCTGTGGTGTCTATTCTAACGTGCTGGCCGAAGCAGCCATCCGGTTCCAAGCGGAAACAATGTCGGAAACATTCCCCTCGGCGGGTCCTGTACGCACTAAAATCCTTGGTGACGAGACAAAAGAGAAGCGAGAAGCCGCACAGCGCGTGCAGGCGGACCTGAACTACGAGATTACCGAGCGTATGGTCGAGTACCGGTCGGAGCATGAGCGCATGTTGTACGCTCTGGGCTTGGCTGGCTCTGCGTTCAAGAAGGTGTATTACGATCCAAACATGGGTCGTCAGGTGTCTATCTACATCCCAGCTGAAGATGTTATCGTGCCATACGGCGCAAGCCACATCGAGACAGCCGAGCGCGTGACACACATCATGCGTAAGACTAAAAACGAGGTCCGCAAGCTGCAGGCAGCGGGGTTCTATCGCGAGGTAGACCTTGGTGAGCCAGTGCCATACCACTCCGACATCGAGGAGAAGAAGGCCGAAGAGGGCGGATACGAGCTAACAAACGACAATCGGTACACATTGTACGAAATCCACGTCGAAACGACCCTAGATGGGGTGGATGACGAGGACGATCTGCCGAAACCGTACGTAATTACGATCGAGCGGGGCACCGGAGAGGTGCTGGCTATCCGCCGTAACTACGAAGAGAGCGATCCGCTGGCCCTGAAGAACCAATTCTTCGTCCATTACCCCTATGTTCCGGGGTTTGGGTTCTACGGATTGGGTCTGATTCACATTATCGGGGGCTATGCCAAGGCCGGAACCAGCCTGATCCGTCAATTAGTTGACGCTGGCACGCTGTCGAACCTACCGGGGGGCCTGAAAACCCGCGGATTGCGCATTAAAGGCGACGATTCGCCCATCGAACCGGGTGAATTTAAGGATGTGGACGTGCCGTCGGGGTCAATCCGCGACAATATCATGCCATTGCCGTACAAAGAGCCGTCTCAGACGCTTCTGGCGCTGCTCCAGCAGATCACACAGGAAGGCCGTAGGCTCGGTGCGATCTCTGACCTGAATATCTCCGATATGTCTGGTAACGCGCCTGTGGGGACCACTCTGGCGCTCCTAGAGCGCACTCTGAAGCCGATGGCAGCGGTACAAGCGCGTGTTCACTACGCGATGAAGCAAGAGTTTAAGATGCTCAAGGCGATCATCGCGGAATATGCGCCGGAAGACTACCAATACCAGCCACACCGTGGCGAGGTAAGCGCGCGTAAGGCTGACTATGAGATGGTTGACGTGATCCCCGTCAGCGATCCGAACAGCTCCACCATGGCCCAGCGGGTTGTCCAGTACCAAGCGGTGCTGCAGATGGCTCAGTCGGCCCCACAAATCTACGATCTGCCACAATTACACCGCCAGATGATCGAAGTTCTGGGTGTGAAGAACGCAGATAAACTCGTCCCAACGAAGGACGACGCGAAACCGACCGATCCGGTCAGCGAGAACATGGATGCACTTATCGGCAAGCCGATGAAAGCGTTCATCTACCAAGACCACCAAGCCCATATTACGGCCCATACATCGTTCCTACAGGACCCGATGATCGCGCAAATGATTGGGCAGAACCCGCAGGCCAAACAGATCATGGCCTCGCTGCAGGCACACATCGCCGAACACCTTGGTTTCCAGTATCGTCAACAGATCGAAGAGCGGTTGGGTGCTCCACTCCCAGCGCCGAACGAAGAGTTGCCAGAAGAGATCGAGGTCGAACTGTCGCGTCTGGTCGCAGATGCTGGCACGCAACTTACTCAGGCTCATCAGCAGCAAGCCGCACAGCAGAAGGCACAGCAGCAGGCGCAAGACCCGCTCATCCAGATGCAGCAGCAAGAGCTACAGATCAAGGCACAGGAAGTGCAGCGCAAAGCCGCAAAAGATCAGGCCGATGCACAGATGAAAGCCGAGCAGCTTAAACTGCAGCAGGTTAAGAGCATGACTGACGCGATGCTGAAAGCTGAACAGATCAACGTAGATAAGACGGAGCTAGCTCTGGAGGCAGAAAAAGACGGCCTCAAGCTAAGTCAAGCCCGCAAAGAGGCACAAGCGAAGGCCACGTTTGAAGCGGCCAAGCTAATGCAAACACAGAAACCAAAACGTGGAGAATAATAACATATGGCAAGAACCGTCTTTGACGTGCTTACGGAACGTATCGACGAGGAAATCTCGTCTGCACAAATCTTCTTGAGTGGTGGGTCAGCAAAAGACTACCCCCAGTACAAGGAAATTGTTGGCCTTATTCGGGGTCTCAGAGCCAGCAAAGAATACATCGAGGACCTCTCGCGAAACTATATGGATAACGACGATGACTGAACCAGCAGTTAAAATTACCGAAGAACAAGATTTCGAAGCGCAACTCCCAAAGCCAGTAGGGTATCGCCTACTTATCGCTTTGCCGCAGGCCCCCGAAACTTACGAGGGCACGAAGATTTTGAAGACCGACACGGAACGTAACCGTGACCACATTATGTCGATTATTGGCATGGTCGTGGACATGGGCGCCGACGCGTACAAGGACGCCTCGCGGTATCCTGATGGGCCTTGGTGCCAACCGGGCGATTACGTCATGTTCCGCATGAACTCGGGCACTCGCTTCAAGATGGGTGATGTTGAGTATCGGTTGATGAATGACGATTCTATCGAGGCAGTGGTAGCTGACCCTCGTGGCATCCAGCGCGCATAGGGGGTAGCACATGCCATTTCAGAAAGTAGAGTTCGAGTTTCCCGACGAGAAAGAGGAAACAGTGGACATCGAGATTGAGCCGTCGTCTGCCGAGCCGATGAAACGTCCGGGCAGAGCCAAAGCGGACGAGATCGAAGTAGCCGTCGAGGACGAGGCTCCGAAGAAGACAGCGCTAAAGCGGGCGCATAATAACCCGCCAGAGCTGGTCGAAGATGACGATGACTTTGAGGTTGACGTTGTAGACGATACGCCGAAAGCGGATCGGGGCCGCAAGCCCTCAGAGCCGCCAGAGGAGGTCACTGACGAGGAGTTGGAGGAATACTCTGACA